CAGTCGAACCGCCATGCTGCCAGGAATCCTCGACAATCTGACTAAAATAAACTCCTGGCGGCATCATAATAGATCCGTCAGAACCAGGACGAAACGACCTAAGATCCGGAAGATCGGCAAAAAGAATCAAATGCGCGTGGGGTCGACGACTCAAACTTCCGTATTCTGTAACGGCAAAAAACCTGACTTTCGTTTTCAAACGAGAACGCAGCCGTTTCAGAAATTGAGAAACATGATCCATATCGACAACAGGAAGATCACCGATCACACCAGTTTCACGATCAAGAATCTGCTTACCAGTCCGAGGAAGATGCTCATCATCATACGTCAAAGTAACAAACCAAGACGCACCAGGATGAAGCTGCGCTTCCAAAGTAAGACGATCAGCCCATTTATGAGCTTTATCCTTGCGGCACTCGTTACACTGACCGCAAGGGATAAGAACGCGCCGGAGGGAACTTTCCGGCGCATCCTTTTTCAAAAAAGAAGCTATATCATCACGATCGAACCGGAGACCCAGCTCACCGGTACGATCGTTATAGCAATAAAAAGCCTTCAAAGGCGACGTACAACTCATCTGCGACCATAAGAATACATCGAACGAGAAAGCGCACCGTTCGAATCAATGGAAGTAATACCTTTCAGCGGATTCATACCGCTGATAAGAGATCCTGCACCGGACAGGATCGACGCAATCGCCTGCATCAAATTCGCAGCATTCAATCCATCGGCTTTTGACGACGTAGCAGCTTGAGAAGTACCTTGAGGGGCGGAAGAAGAAACTCCACCAAATCCGCCACTCGCTGCAAGAACCGGATTAAGACCTGCATCCTTGTATCCTTTCATAAGATCCGCTGCGTAAGTCTGCCGCAGCTCACGTGCACGACGCATAGCTCGATCAGCGGATTCTTCAGAACGTTTCCACGCAGCTTCGGAAAGCATATCGTTGACCGAAGCCTGATCAAGAGCAGCATCGGCATCCGTCTGAAACAAATTACCGGCATAATCGAGAAGATCCTCTTCACGAAGAGTATCAAGGGTATCAGTGATTCCGCCCATAGTCGACGGGACGGAATCCGACCACTTATCCGAGACCGCTCCGGCAACACCGGCGAGAACCGGATTGCCGAGAAAAGCAGAAGGATTAAACGAATTGTTTTGAGCGTTATAAAGACCCATAGAAGCAACCGAGCCAAGATCCTGGAAGAAATCTCCGGCATCCTCGATCGGCTTTAAGCCGAGCCAGTCGGCAACACCTGTCCAAAAACCCATAAAACACCTCCGAAAAGAACGGGGGCGGTTTGTAATTTTTCAGTATATACCAAGAAAATTAACAACCGCCCCCCGAAAGAAAAGGGATTAATAATGATCGACGTAACCAGGAATAGAATAAAGCGACACTTCCGTATCGAGGATACCACCGAACTGGAAGCAACCGAAGAACTGGTTTGCATTCGCGGACGTAACCGCAAGCGTCCGATCGATCAGATCCTTTGAATTGTCCTTCATCCATCCAGCCGATAGATAGGGACGATCAGCATAATAATCGCCGTAATGCCAGGACGAAAGAGATTTCGAAGATCCAACGCGCATTTCACCGGTATTATGATCGTAATTGAACCGGTAATCAGCTCCGTAGTCCTGGTAACCCCAGACTTGATCGTCGCCAATCTTAACGTGCGTACTCGCATAACCGGCAAAGATCTCTTTCGTAAGAACAGGCTGATTACCGACCGAGCGCATCAGATTATTCCAGTGATCCCAGCGATCACGACGCGACCACATCCGTTCAATCCCTTGCTCATAGCTCCGGTGATCACAACGCACACACGCCAAAGCAAGCAAAAATCCATGTTCAGGAGCAGGAACATTGAAAGCCTTACTCATGCCAACAGTGAGAGAGTACGCAGCAAGGTGACCAAGCGGAGTAGTACCATCACCGGCAGCGGAAGTCTGAGCAACCTGATTCTGATTGAGACGGAAGCGACGCCAACCAAAAAGCTCCGGACGCTGCATACGTCCGTCGTTAATATCAATGCCGTAAAACGCTTTCAGAGTTTCGGCATACGAAGCAACGAAGTCCATACGTTCAAGCGACTTCTGAAGAGCAAAGCTCATACGGAGATCGTTGACACTGATCGAAATATCAGACGTTCGAGCCTTAAAAGCCGTATACGCCGTACCTTCAATATTCGATTCAGATGCAGTACTGCTCGTATAATCAGTCTCATTTCTCGAATGCACATCATTCTTATTACCCGCAAGCAAACTATTTGCACTGGTAATCACAGAATACGAAGTACCAGACAAACTCCACCACTGCGGAGAAAAAGGAGATTTCGACTCATCGACACCGATACCGCGAACGTCAACGTCATTGAGCGGCAACGACACAGGATTGAGAGATCTCTGCGGACCAGGCAGGCACGTCGAGAAATAATCCGGCAAGCGACAAACCGGAAGAAGACCGCCGCCTTTATAGGCTTCAGTCATCGGATCGGAAAGAGACATCGGACTCGTAACATCATTCTCATCGGTCGGACGCGCAGCTGCGGGCATCGTCGATTTATCTCTGAAATAGGTGTTCCAGACATCAACGTACGCTCTAAACGGAATCGCATTCGCCTCTATACCGGAAATACCGAGAGGAAGACCGAAGTAATCTGCAACCGAATAGGGAAGAAAACCGCCCGACGCGGCAACCACAGCCGGCTCTTGATAATCGGTAGGATCGACCCAGTAGTTTTCACCGTCGATCTCGCCCCATTCGTTCACCCAATTAACGAACTGGTGGCGAGACGGGCAAAAGAAAATGAAAAGATCCAAATAGGCATCATCAAAGACCGGATGCAGCGGCGTCTGAGATCTGATCGAAAAAGCCGGAACGACCGTACGACGGTCGCCCGGAACACACTCTTTGACCCAAAGAGGGACGAGCTCGCCGGCATTGAACGTCGTAAGAATCTTAGCAGGTTTCGGCTTAAGCCGATTGATCGGATAATGCCGATCGGCAACCGGCATACTGTAAAAACTCATTTTACATCACCTTCATTCGGGGATTCGGTATTCTCGGCAGGCTTCGCCTGCTCATAAAATGCCGGATTGAGACCATTTGTTATAAAGTTCGGAAACGTTCCGAACTTCGCAACGAGATCAGGATCAGCAAGAAATTTGTCACGCAACTCGCGCAGCTGCATCTGCGCAGCAAGAGCCGAATCGGGGAACATCGTGAAATCGCCGCCCTCGATCGTCGATCTGATCTTGAGCAACGTTTCATCGTTCGTCTGCTTGAAACGAGCAATAATCTTGTGCATATCGCACGAATCCTTCGCTGCGTTGATGAGCTCCTGAAGGTCATCCTCACCGTCAAGCACAACGTCGTTCTTGATCGGATCAAGACGGTAACGTTTCATCTTACCGTCACCGGTTTCCGACGGAATAACCGGAGGAAGATCAAACTCGTTATAATACCTCACTTTGCATCCTCCTCACCGTCGTCACCGGACCATTCGCCCTCACCGGGCGAATTGATCGCATCAAACGCATGCTGATACGCCGCAAGGCATTCCGAACCGGAAAAAACGCGGAAACACTTGGACGGCTTTCCGAAGTTGTCGAGAATCCCGTCTCCGGGATCCCACTCGCAAATAACATCAAGGGTCGCACCGTCAGGACTATCCTTCAGAATCGGATTTTCGGAAATCATCCGACCGATCTGACGTTTTGCGATCTCAATCGAGGGCGCAAGAATCGGAGATCCGCAAGTGCCATTGATCAAATCACGGGCTTGAATGACGTACATCACAACCGAATACCTCCGCGCTGCATTTTGATCCGCCGGCGCGCGCCTTTATTTACGGCGTGACGCCAGGACTTAACCGCTTTTTTCGGAGGAAGTCTACGACCTTTCATAAGCAATCCTTTCTGCCTCAAAATAACTCACAGGGAAAACCCTGCCATATACATTATAAAGCAGGGAAGGGAACTTGTCAAGAGTTATCCACAAGTTTTCCACAGGTTTTCCACAGGTTTTCCACAGGATTATCCACAATTATACATAATACATACTTTATATTATATACATAATCACGCGCGCACCAGCGCGCGCCGGCGCGCGCCGGTACTATCCTACATAAATATATAAAATATAGACTTTTCTTCCCTTTACGATATAAGGTAGGGATTACTACTACTACTAATCCCTTAAACCTTTTCTTTTCTTTCTCACGCGCACACGCGCGCGTATTTTTACAGGCTGCACCTGTCACTCAGCACAGTATAGTCAAGTGATAACTGTGCTGAGATTTCGCGGGATCCGCGACTCTTCCGCGCCGGCGCGAGAAGCTCACGCTTCGCAGCTACTCGCGTCCGGCTTTGGACTTCAATCCGAAAAACAGGCCGTCCCAAAGGGACAGCCTGTAATTTTCGGAAAAGAGACGTTATAGTTTCTGGACGCGCACGCGCGCACGTTTATCGCGCACACGTGCACGAATATTATTTAACGTCTCAATATACTGATCAGGGCGCAATTGCATCATACGGATTAATTTAGCGTCCTGAGATGCAACCCGACGCTGTTTATACTCTTCGACTGCGTCGGGAGACAGATAACGTTCAAATACGCGCGGCGTGGGCGCGCTAAACGCTCCATCAGGGGACGGGATAGCAACCGTCCCCGAAGATCCCAAATCGGGATCCTGATCGAGAAGCGGTACGGCTATGCCCGGTCTTCGAGACATCCGGCACGACTCGGCCGGCTGAGGATCCACGCCGAGGGCATCACACTCGGCAAGATAATCATCTTCAAACTTTCCGGTTAATTTCTTCTGAAGATAACCGGCAACGTAACTACAAGCCCAGGCGTTACACTCCTGAACAGTCGAACCGCCATGCTGCCAGGAATCCTCGACAATCTGACTAAAATAAACTCCTGGCGGCATCATAATAGATCCGTCAGAACCAGGACGAAACGACCTAAGATCCGGAAGATCGGCAAAAAGAAT